ATGACGATTTTATGGCTAGCATTCGAACCTTAGCCGACCTGGGATGCGGAAATGGTGATGATATACAATGGTGGGCAACAAGAACTACTAGAGACGATGATCCAGAGCCATTGGATATTAAATGCACTGGCATTGATTTAGTAGAACAATTATCAATAGCACACGAGTATGATAACATTGTTTATCAACGCAATAATTTTGAAGATCAAATCCATGCACCAGCAGAAGGATTTGATGTTCTATGGTGCCACGATGCATTTCAGTATGCAAGAGATCCTATAAAAACACTAAGTAATTGGTGGCATATTACCAGCCCTGGAGGTATGTTAGCAATATCGGTCCCTGTTACGCAACAAATACACCGTCGACAACTTTCATACATATTGCCCAGCGGCTGTTATTACCATCATACTATGGTTAGCCTAATGTATATGTTAGCCACAGCAGGATGGGATTGTGGATCTGGATTTTTCAAGCAAACTCCTACAGAGCCTTGGATACATGCTATAGTATATAAAAGCGAACACTCTCCGCAGGATGTTCGTAATACCGATTGGTATAAGTTAGTTAATCTCAAACTACTTCCGGAATGTGCAAACTCTAGTATTGATGCTCATGGTGCATTACGTCAACAAGACCTAGTAGTTCCGTGGATTGATCATAGTTTAATGAGCATGGCCGTCTAATAGGTTAAATACCCTCATGAACACCATTGTTGTAGTATCGGGTGGTTTTGATCCTATCCATTCCGGGCATATAAAATTAATTAAAGAAGCACGTTTACTAGGCGATATGCTGATTGCTGGCATTAATAGTGATGAATGGCTAGCTCGTAAAAAAGGCCGCGCATTTATGCCCTGGCAAGAACGATTATGTGTATTGAATAATATATCCAGTGTAGATGAAGTTTACACGTTTGACGATAACGATGGTACGGCTTGCCATTTGTTGCAACAAGTTCGCGCACACTATCCTACAGACCGTATTATATTTGCTAATGGCGGTGATCGTACCAAAGAAAACATTCCAGAAATGTCTGTAGAAGGTGTTGAGTTTGTTTTTGGCGTTGGTGGGGAAAATAAATCTAATAGTAGTTCGTGGATTTTACAAGAATGGAAAGCACCCAAGACAGAACGAGCTTGGGGATACTACAGAGTATTGCACGAAGTCTCGGGATGTAAAGTTAAAGAGCTTACAGTAAATCCAGGGCAAAGTCTGAGTATGCAACGACATAGTCAACGTTCTGAATATTGGTTGGTAACGCACGGTGCTTGCATAGTCAACGCAAAAATGCCAAACGGCTACACCCTTCCTCCAGTGTTATTAAAAGAACATCTTGAATATCATGTTCCACAAGGTGAGTGGCATCAACTTACGAATCCTTACGAAGTGCCATGTAAAATTGTTGAAATACAATATGGTCAGTCGTGCGACGAAGAGGATATTGAACGTCAATGACTCCAATTCCAATTTTTATAGGCTACGATCCTCGCGAAGCAGTAGCATACCATGTATGTGCAAATAGTATTATTAGACATGCTAGTCAACCTGTAGCCATTATTCCATTAGCGTTAAATTTACTTAAAGACTACAATGAAACACACACTGACGGTAGTAATCAATTTATCTACAGTCGTTTCTTAGTTCCGCACTTAATGAGTTACACTGGCTGGGCGATCTTTATGGACGGTGATATGATTGTGCGCGGAGATATCACTGAGCTCTGGAACCTGCGAGATAATGCTAAAGACGTTATGGTAGTTAAACATGATTACAAAACACGCATGACTGAAAAGTATCTTGGCAGTAAAAACGAAAACTATCCTAGAAAAAATTGGTCTAGTGTAATACTCTGGAACTGTGGTAATCATCCTAATAGACGACTAACACCCGAGTTTATACAAGCAAGCACAGGATCATACTTGCACCGTTTTAGTTGGATAGACGACGATCGTATTGGCGGCCTACCTATCGAATGGAATTGGTTACCAGATGAGTTTGGGCCTAACAAAGATGCTCAACTACTACACTATACCCTAGGCACTCCTAGCTTTCACGAATTTGCAGATACTCCACAAAGCGAAGAATGGCACAGAGAACGATTATTAACTGATTACTGTTTACAAAGATGAAAGCGTTTGTAATCAGATTATCTAATATAGAAAGTTCTCGCACATCTGCCCAAGGAGTAGCAACACAGTTAAAAGAATACGGACATGATGTTGAATTTTTTGAAGGCATTCCGGGCGACCAAGCAGTTAAGCGATTAGAACGAGAACAACGGCGATGCTGGCCATACAGTATTAAATCATCAAAATTAACCGACACTGACCTAGAACGTTATATTGTTCCTGAACTATGGCAGGAATTTCAAGCTGATCATTTTTATAAAATTTATCAAAGAAATCCAGTTGGCAGTGATGCAATAAAATATGCTCGCCCTGGAGTATTAGGTTGTTTTTATAGTCATTTAGATCTTTGGCAAAAGTGTAGAGACTTAGATGAACCTATAATGATTTTTGAAGACGATGTTAAGTTTTATCGTAATTGGCAACCTGTTGACTGGAGAGATGTTTTAATACTAAGTCTTGGCAAGACTGCATTTCTTGAAGAGCCTTGGAAAACTTACTTAGAAAATCCAACTGGCACTCCTCAGCCCATGCCTTATACTAATTATAGTATGCCTGGAACAAGTGGATATGCTATTAAGCCTAAGGTGGCACAAAAATTAATTAAAACATATCGCGGACATTATATTGCAAGTGACAATGCTATTAATGCTAGTGTATGCGAGATTGAAATACACAATCATTTAATGGGACGTAATACTACAGAAGACGAAGGCAATGTTTCGTTAGTGTCAACTAAGGTCTGGCGATGAGAGTAGGAATATTTTACAACTCTATTAGTAATCCAGCAAAGTTCAGCAATAAAGTTATGCTTATGGATAACTTTCGAGCCGGTGTATTAGCCAACGGCGACGAAGTCATCGAGTATCATAATAATCAACTTCCTGACCAACAACTGGATGCTGGGTTTGTTTTAGGCTACACCCTAGAAGAAAACTTTCGCAAGAAAATTATCAATATACTTAAAGAACAAAATAGTGCATCAATATTTGTAGACAGCAATATACTACATTATAATCGTCCTGAGCACGAGTGGCATAGATATAGTTTGAATACTGTCTACCCAGATACAGGCACATACTTTTTTGGTAAACTGGATCCTAATAAATGGTCCACGTATAGCACCTGGCACAATGTTCAATTAAAACCCTGGCGGACCACAGGTAATCATATACTAATATTTTGTCAGCGTCCAAAAGGGTTTAATATGTTTATTGATCAAGAAGCATGGTTGGATCATATTATTGCACAAATAAGACAACATAGTAACCGTCCTATTATGATTCGTATGCACCCTGGAGATGGCGCCAAACAAAAACAAATAGATAAAATTCAAAAGAAGTATGGCGATACAGTAACTATTTCTAATCATCCTAACATACGTGATGCTCTATTAGATTGCTGGTGCACCGTAGGAATTAATTCAACTCCTAATGTAGTGTCGTTGATTGAAGGCATTCCGGGGTATATTGAGGACCCACTGCACAGTTGGGCCACCGGAGTTGCATTTACGGATATAGCACAATTGGAAAATCCTCCTATGCCAGATCGTAGTCAGTGGATTGATAAAATTGCTAACATACATTGGTCTAATGATGAAGTTAAATCCGGTCGATTATGGTCTGCAATTAAGACTTATATTGATTCTTCTCGTTAACAAATATCTCTAAATTTTTTCTAGTGCCTTTAGCGGTCCAAATATAACTGCGTTCTTGCATTTCCCAATCAATATACTCCATTGGTAAATCACTCCATTGGTATCGAGGCACTATATCTACTAACACGTCTTGATCAATACCCCAGTATAAATTATCGTTGTTAATATTAGTTTTTAGAATATTAGCATACTCTTTTAAGAAATCATAACCATTGGTGCTAGTTAAGTATAGTCCGCCAGCAAGATATCGAGCACGTTTTCCAGAAATATAATGTATATAAAAGTCTCCATCGCCTAATAGTGGAAGTGGCTTTCTTACAATAGCATCAGAATCAATAGCAAACACACGAGTATTGGGCATAATTAGTTGTGATAATCTGACAAATCTAGCAGAGGCAAAGTATGTTCGTTGTATGCGTTGTTGAATGCTAGTGTCGTTACCTTTAGACATAGCTGTTAACGTTCTCTTACGACGATCTGCCAGCTCTGGATCTTCTGGAATATCAAGCCACCGTTCTGCAGCTGTCTTAAACAATTCTATAGGAGCATCTTCGTAGGTAACACTAACTCTATCTAAACTTCTACAATAGGCAACTTGATCTGGTCGAGGATTATATAAGTGTAGGTGAATACCGTGTGCAGTATTTTTTAACACACTGTTAATTAGAGTAGGACCAAATTCATCAAAGTATTCAACATCACAAGCTGTATAGATAAAAAAATTCTTTTGTGTAAGGTTTCCTAGTAGCGGAGGAAGTATCATAGTAAATATTTAACCTTATGCGTGTAGCCTACTTTCCAAATCAATGTGCGTTAAACAGCGGACCTGTCCTAGAGTCTATGTTATCTAGTTTACGCCGTGCTGGCCATGCCACAGTAGAAAACGGTGAAGATTGTGATGCGGCTATAATATGGTCGGTCCTTTGGTCAGGCCGCATGGCTAATAACCGAGCAATCTACGAAAAATATCGGGCACAAAATAAACCTGTAATTATTGCAGATGTTGGGGCACTGTGTCGAGGTAAAACTTGGAAGATTGCCCTTAATCATATTAATCGTTTAGGCTACTACGGGCACACAGAAAATTTAGATATGGATCGTCCTGGCAAGTTAGGCATCGGCTTGGGCACTAATTCAAATAAAAATCCTGCGATTTTAATTGCTGGACAACATAGACACAGTTTACAACTAGATAATCAACATCACGAAGACTGGATTATGGATACAGTAGATGATATTAGACGAGTTTCAGATCGGCCTATAGTTATTCGTATGCATCCAAGAAGTCCGTTAATGATAGGAACACTAAACGATACAATTACAATCGAACGGCCAACAAAGATTGAAGGAACATACGATAGCTTTGACATTCACTTTGATTATCATGCTGTGGTAAACTATTGCTCTGGCCCAGGCATACAAGCGGCTATAGCAGGAACAAGACCTATAGTTAGTCCATACAGTTTAGCTGCACCAGTATCTGTGTTTCTTAAAGATATTGATAAACCATATACTGTAGACAGGACTCAATGGCTAGTGGAAATATGCCACACAGAATATACAGTCGATGAAATTAAGGAGGGCATGTGGATCAACCGTCTGGGCCTATAGACTGTGCCTGTGTAATCTACGGAGATGCATACTCCTGGGAGTATGTTGACCGCTTGCATAATATGTTAACAAGACATATTACTTGTCCTATACGATTGCATGTTTACACTGAAGCCGATAGGGCAGTGCCTGCTCCAATGATCAAACACACACTATCGCCGATGAACTTTTCCGGACCAATGAAAGCATGGTGGTATAAAATGCAATTATTTAATAGTGCCGAATATGCAGGTCCGTTACTCTATTTTGATCTTGACACAGTTATTGTTAATAACATTGATTGGATTTGGCAACAACCACTAAAATACTTTTGGGCTATACGTGATTTTAAATACCTATGGCAACCAAACAATACTGGATTGAATTCTAGCATTATGTGGTGGGATACCAGAAACTACGATTTCTTATGGCAGATGTTTAATCAAGAAGATTTGTATAAGACTATGTTACAGTATCGCGGAGATCAAGATTATATTACTGCAAAAATTAGGCAGGAAGAACAGAGATTTTTTGATCCTAGACGAATAAAAAGCTGGCGGTGGGAGTGTTTAGATGGCGGATACAATTTTCAAACAAAAACATATCGTCGTCCTGGATTAGGAACCAGGTTTACAAATGATGTAAGCGTTCTTATATTTCACGGCCATCCAAAACCAGCAGATTTAACCGATAGCACAATTTTGCAACACTGGAATTAACCAAAATAAATAATTTGCTTAGGGAATTAATAATATGACAAATAGAACTGTAAAAGTAACTGGCTGGGGGTTTGGCGAAGGTAAAGCCAGAATTACCGCTGTTTTAGACGGTACAGAAGTATTCAACGGACAAGTTGATTTAGTAGATATGACCGAACGTAATGCTTCAGAACAGACTGCTCCAACGTTGTTTAGTTTTGAAATACCAATGGACTTTGCAGGAACTAAGAACATGGTCATCACAGTAAAAGATACTGCTGTAAGATTTGGTTATATTTTAGGTAACTATGTTGAAACAGAAATGGGCGGAATCACATATAGCAGTGGCCCTGACATTTATTCTGACGTAGCCGACTATGATGAAAATTTTGTAAAAGATCCGCGTAGTAATGTAACTATTGATGGCAGACCACAGAAAGCTGATCGTTTGCTAGGTAAAGGCACGTGGCATTGGGCAGTAAACCCAGGATCAACTCTTAAGCACGATTTAACTATTAGCCAAGCTGGGCTAGAAGAATAAGTTAGTAGCTACTAACCTGCTAAAAACCCTGCTTTTTGTAGGGTTTTTTTATGGTTGACCATTAATTACCTTTTTGCTATAATATTGTTATAGTAGTAAAACATCGTTAACTCCGGAAAATAAAGGAAAATATGAACATTAAATTAAAAGCAGGTTTACAAGTAGCAGGTTTATTCTTAGGTGCAAGCATAGTGGCATTAGCTACACGATTAAGTTTAGATTATTTGGCAAGCATTACTAGCCCAGAGACGGTAGCAAACGGTGCCATCTTTGCGTTATTGTGTGGTGCGGCATACTTTATAGGTGGCTTGCTATACGACATTCGTTTAAACCAACTCAAATACAAAGAAACACTAGAAGAAATGACCAAAAAATAAGCGGTTGACCAGAAATCCAAAATAACTTATAATACTTGTATTAACAATCAAAAAGGAGCTAACCTTGAGCACAGTTTTAATTCGTAATGGCGTATATCGCAACAAACCCGTAACTAATGTAGCCTTTAATTTGGTTAAAGGTTACCAAACAGGAGCCAAAGGAGGCTATGTGACTGTAAATGCAGATGGCTATTTTGGCCCAGACTTGCCAGAAGTAGTTCGCATCAATGTAAACAGCATTGAAGATTTAGAATTTACCGCAGGTGCAACTCCTGTTGGTGAAGTTATTGCGCCAGTGGCACAGGCTCCGGTTGAAACTGACGAAGAAGTTATGGAGCGGATTGGTAATCGCTTTGACATTCTTGATCAAATGACCAAGGCAACTATTGCCGGTGACGTCCGTGCTATGATTGTAGTTGGCCCTCCTGGTGTTGGTAAGTCATACGGTGTTGAGAAACAGCTAGAGCATTCTGGCTTGTTTGACAAGCTCAGTGGCCGTCGTGTTAAGTATGAAGTTATCAAAGGTGCAATGACTCCTATTGGTTTGTATTGCACACTGTATAAACATTCTGACGCAAATAACGTCATTGTGTTTGACGACTGTGACTCTGTATTCCAAGATGATTTGAGCTTGAACATCCTTAAGGCCGCATTGGACTCTGGTAAGAAACGCCGTATCTACTGGAATAGTGATAGTGCTATGTTGCGTCGCGAAGGTGTTCCTGATTGTTTCGACTTCAAAGGCGGTTGTATCTTTATTACCAACTTGCAGTTCCACAACCTTAAGAGCAAGAAACTGCAAGATCACCTTGAAGCACTACAGTCACGCTGTCACTTTATTGACTTAACCCTTAACACTATGCGTGATCGCTTCTTGCGTATCAAACAGATCTACAAGAAGGGCGAACTGTTCGCAGACTACGATTTTACCGAAGCACAAGGTGACGAGGTCATTGAGTTTATGGAACAAAACCAAAGTCGTTTGCGTGAGATGAGCTTGCGTATGGCTCTTAAGATTGCGGACTTGACTAAGGTCAGTTCTGATAACTGGAGAGCACTTGCTTCAACCACTTGTATGAAGAACGCTTAATATGGGCTGGCTAGTAGTGATCCTATTGATACTCTTTGGACATCCACTACTAGCAGTCTTTTTAGCTTATTTTGTTTTATTGGCAGATTGATATGAACATTAGTTTAGACTTTGACGATACTTATACTAGAGATCCTTACATGTGGGATAAGTTTATAGAGTTGGCACACTCGGTTGGACATAAGGTTTACTGTGTTACAGCAAGATGCGACGAGTATCACCCAGAGCGTGACGAAGTTTATGAAACAATTGGTAAATTGATTGGCAAAGAGCGTTGTATTTTTACTTGCGGTCGTGCTAAACGTCCTGAAACTTATAAGCATAAGATTTCAATTGATGTTTGGATTGACGATATGCCCGATGCTATCACAGAGAATAATCGATTATTTGCCAATCTAAAAGATTTAGACTTCCCGTATTAACCGGTAAGTAGTAACAGTAGCTCCTGGGTAGTGCAAACTACCCACTTCACAGCAGGCACTTTGGTGCCTGTTTTTTTGACTTTTTGTATATAAGTATGTTAAAGTAATGTATGATCAAAGTATGTTTTCCTCCTGGTTGTTATGGCACTTATATCACAAGATGTCTTTATAACTATACCAATTTAAGACCAAGAAATTTTATCCCGTTGGAATTTGACTCTAATGGTAGCAGTCATATACATCGCGACGATAAAGAAGCAAACGAAGTAATTCAGTGGAGTCACTATAACGATGCATTACTTAATGATACTAGCCAACTACTCGTTATATTGCCAGACCAGTTACACTATCTAGACTATTACAATAATCAATTTGTCAAACAGCATGAAAAAGAATTAATTTCCTATATCGAAGGACAACTATCTCCTGATGAAATTAAACAAAAACTAAAATCCGGTTGGAATTATACTGAACCTCTTAATCAACAAATTCCTTCTTGGATCCTCAGAGAATTTTTTTCTTTTTGGATTATGGACTGTCTACAAAACGGGTATTCTTTAAAAAATTACAATCGCGTTATAGCAAATGCAATTATTAGCACTCAAGATATATTCTTAAATTTTGAAGAAACATTTAACAAGGTTTGCCGAGCTTTTAATTTACAAATAAATATAGAACCGTCGATTATCACTGAAACACATCAAGACTTTTTAAACAAACAAAAATTTCATCTTAGTCAATTGAAATGTCAACAATGGGTATATGACACACTACTTCAAGTAGTTGACACTCCTAGTCCTTGCCAAACAATATTTGATGAATCATATGTGCAATATTTGTTGAGAGAACTAGGATATGAATTAAGTTGTGACGGACTTGATATATTTCCAAAAACATCATCGGAACTACATAAAATTATTAATAAATGAAAACAGCCACAATTATAATTCGTGATGAAGTGAATATTAAAATCGAAGGGTTAGAGCTCGATGCCCGCCGTGCGCTGGTTAATGCTTTTAAATATGACGTCCCTGGCGCCCGTTATTTGCCTGCGGTTAGACTAGGACGATGGGATGGTAAAGTTAGCTACTTCCAACTAGGCGGTAGCACTTATGTAAACTTGCTACCAGAGATTATTCCTATACTAGAAAAGTTTAACTACGATATTGAATTAGATGATCAACGTGACTACGGCGTAAATTTTAATTTTGATTTTGTTACAGAAAAAACATTTGGACATATATTCTGGCCTAAAGGTCACCCAATGGAAGGACAACCAATGGAGTTGCGTGACTATCAAGTTGAGATTATTAATCGCTTCTTAGAGAATCCACAATGCTGTCAGGAAGTTGCTACCGGTGCTGGTAAGACGGTTATTACAGCTGCATTAAGTAACGCTGTGGCCCCATATGGTCGTAGTATTGTTATTGTTCCTAACAAGAGTTTAGTAACACAAACAGAAAAAGATTACATTAACATGGAACAAGACGTTGGTGTATACTTTGGTGATCGTAAGGAGTGGGGTAGACAACATACTATTTGCACTTGGCAAAGTTTAAATGTCCTGCTTAAGAATACAAAAGCCGGTGTAGGTGATTGCACCATTGGCGAGTTCTTAGAAGGCGTAGTCTGTGTTATCGTTGACGAAGTTCACATGGCCAAAGCCGATGCACTAAAGAGCTTGCTTACAGGGGTAATGGCCAAGGTGCCATTGCGTTGGGGACTAACAGGAACTATACCTAAAGAGCCATTTGAGTTTCAAGCATTAAAGTGTAGTCTTGGACCGGTTATCAATCAACTGTCGGCCAAAGAACTACAAGACAAAGGTGTGCTAGCACAGTGTCATGTAAACATTGTTCAGTTAGTAGATCACGCAGAGTTCTCTAACTATCAAAGTGAGCTAAAATTCTTGCTAGAGGAATCTGATCGCTTGGATACTATTGCTAACTTAATTAAAACAATCAAAGAAACAGGTAATACACTTGTGCTAGTAGATCGTATTGCCGCAGGACAAGGATTGATAGAACGATTAGGAGACCGTGCAGTTATGGTCTCGGGTGCTACTAAAGCAAAAGATAGGCAGGATGAATATGACGAAGTTGCAGAAGTCGATGACAAAATTATCGTGGCCACGTATGGAGTGGCGGCAGTTGGAATTAATATTCCTCGAATCTTTAATCTGGTGCTTGTTGAGCCTGGCAAGAGCTTCGTTAGAGTTATCCAAAGTATTGGTCGGGGTATCAGAAAAGCTGAGGATAAAGATTTTGTCCAGATCTGGGATGTGACCTCCACATGCAAATTTGCCAAGCGGCATCTAACCAAGCGTAAACAGTTTTATAAAGAAGCCAATTACCCGTTTACCCAAGAAAAACTAGAGTGGAAATAAAGGTTGCACTACTACTAAAATATGTTATAATAAAGTTATGCGAATACTTACATTAGATAATCAATACTATGACTTAGATCATTTACCCGAGGAAGTAGATGATATGCGTTTTGCTATATTTGATAATAGCGATCCTAAAGACCCAGACTACCATTATATTCCTTTAATTTTCCTAGAAAGTTTTACAGCGCCTGCGCTAGTTTTACGCATAGGCAACCATCGTGTGCGTATGCCTGTGGATTGGCAAATTCTAATTGGTGAGCCAGACCTGGGCGACTTAGAAGTTCTGCCACTTACTAGCATTAATGATCGCGGATTCAAAGCATTTCAGTTTAACCCATTGTCGAGCTTCCGACCTAACTTTTTAGATATTGAAATTATCGACGTATATCAAGAAGTGTCGTGGTATGCTCCTAAACTTAAGAATGGTCAGATGCTATGCGTTCCAATTAGTGAAGGTCCTGAACCTGAGTGTGTGTATTTTGTCAAAGACATCAGTCGCAACTGTGAAGTAGTAGACTATAACCGAGCGTGGTAATGGATAAACTTAGCATTAACAATGAGATGGCAGTATTTGATCGCAAAGATCGCAAGTTCTATGACAGCCTAACTGACGATGAGCGTAAGAAGTTTAGTAATTTTCTTATGATTCGTTATGGATCAAGTGTGCAAGGATCTAGAGACCTACAAGAGTTCTACTTGATTTCTACTAACGAACGGCTCAATAAACATTTCTTTAATATTAATCGTCATCCTAAGCTACAGTGGTTATGTGCCACAACAGTAAGCCCCGGAATGGGAACACAACGACATCAGTGGATTGCTCCTAAGAAAAAGGAACCTGGCGCTAGTGGTATTCGCAAACAAATAGCAGAACTATATCCAACACTTAAAGACGATGAGATTGATCTTATGTCTAAAATTAACACTAAAAAAGATATCGATGCTTATATAAAGGCACACGGACAAGACGTTAAGAAATGAGTTATACCTGTCAGTATTGTAAGAAAGACTTTATTAAAGAGTCTAGCCTTGCGGTGCATTCATGCGAACCGCGACGACGTCGCATGGAAAAAGATGAAGCGGGTGTTAGGCTCGGATTTCACGCTTATATTAAGTTCTATGAACTAACACAAGGATCAGCTAAGTTAAAAACATTCGATGACTTTGCTGATAGTCCTTACTACAAGGCCTTTGTTAAGTTTGGTCGTTACTGTGTGGATATCCGGGCAATCAACCCAGAGCAATTTACTCGGTGGGTGTTAAAACAAAACAAAAAGATTGATCACTGGGCCAAAGATTCAGTCTACAATGAATATCTAACAGATTATCTTAGAGTTGAAAACGTCAACGATGCTCTAGCCCGTGCTATAGAGTTTGGTATTGATTGGTCTGAAAAATCTGGACACCCGGCAGAGGATTGCCTGAGGTTTGGCAATACTAATGCTATGGTATATGCTGTAAGTGCAGGTCGTATTAGTCCATGGATCATTTATAATTGTGAAAGTGGACAAAAGTTTTTAAGTGAATTAGATAGCACACAGATTGCTATGGTTTGGCCTTATATTGATAGTGATTTTTGGATGAAAAAATTTCGAGACTATGCAGCAGACCAAGAGTATGTTAAAGATATATTACAAAAGGCAGGTTGGTAATGAGAGTTTTATGTCTTGGCAACAACACCGAAGATACAGATGTAAAGACTCGTCAACTAGCACATGAGAATTCTTCAGAATGTTATGGGTTACTATCTGAATTAGATGGTCCTATTACTATGGACTTGAAGCCAGGCTGGTATCATTCGAGCATATATGATATCGAATCTGGGCGATTAAAAGAGTTAGCAAGCAAATTTGATTCCGTAATCATGTTAAATCAGCCCAGAGAACAATACACTCATGCTGACGCATTTTATCGAACAGTCGACCTAGTCAAAAATTTACCTAACGGAAAATTACTCGATCCCGGATATGCAAGGGATATTAATTTTTTTGAAGAGCTAGTTAACACAAATAAAAGTTTTTGCATCTTTCCTTTTATAGAATTACTAACAAACTTACGAACAGACGGGCAAACTACTATATGTTGCCGTTCTGAAAAACCTATTACACATGTTTCAAAGATAGTAGATTGGCAAACTAATAAAGAGTATACTGCTATAAGAAACAAGATGCTCAACGGAGTTATGGTGCCAGAACATTGTTCAAGTTGCTACGAGCTTGAAGATAAAAATATTCTGAGTGCTCGCCAACAAGAAACAGTTGAATGGGCAAATAGATTACATTTAACTTCGTTAGAAGATCTTAGCACTATTACCCATCCGGCTTATTTTGAAGTGCATCCGAGCAATACCTGTAATCTACAATGTAGAACGTGTGGACCATTTACTAGTCATTTGCTAGGAAAAGAATTTAAAAAACTGAATTTATTACAAGACCTTCCTTCGCCTATACGTGGAGGATTTGAAATCGTTGATTTTACTAATTTAAAAAAATTGTATGTAGCCGGTGGCGAGCCAACTGCAACTCCTAGCTTTTTTGATTTTGTTGATCAGTGTATAAAAAATAAAAAAACCGATTTTGAATTTTTAATTAATACAAATGGTATAAAACTCAGTGAGCGGTTTAAAAAACAATTAACGCATTTTTCAACCGTCCATTTTATTGTTAGTGTTGATGGATATAATAAGGTTAATCATTATATTCGCTGGCCAGCAGATTGGGACACACTTACTAAGAATATACATTATCTTAGAAAACATAAGCACACGGTATCTATTAACACAACAGTTTCAATTTATAATGTTACTGGGTTGTGTGATTTATTAAAATTTTTTGATAACGAATTCCCTGGAATATTAGTTCATTGTCAAGATGCTGTAACAGAATCGGTAGTTTCGACTGTAGAAAAAGATGTATTATCTGGATTTAATTTTCCTGATTCGAAATTAGCAATAGAAAAACTATTACCAATACAACAATTAAACTGTTATAAAA